CGATGATGCTGGACGACGCGGTGATGGAAGGCGACGCGAGGTTTGCCTCGGAGGCGCGGCTGCAGATCGCGAAGTTCGGCATCACGCCGGATGATGTTGCCCGCTTGCGGTTCGTGCTGGCGCAGGCGGAGGGTGCGGAGGATGCGAACGCTGAGCGTTCGGAGCGCCGCTCTGTGTCTGCGCGTGAACGTTATGGGCAGCCGAAACGGCTGGAGGCCTGATGCCGTGGGTGCCGCAGTCGGAGGACGACTTCCCAACTCTGGGCTGGCACGTCGCCGAGCAGATGGCCGAATACCTTGGCATGCCGGATGCCGGAGATGATGACCAGTCCGCGCCGTATCTGGTCACCCGTGAGATGCAGGAGTTCCTTAACGAGCTGTATCGGCTGGACCCGATCACGTGCCGGCGCGAGATTCATCGTTCGGTCCTCATGCGTGCACGTGGCTGGGCGAAGTCGCCTTTCGTCGGCGCGATCATGTGCGCGGAGGCCATGTTCGAGGTCGTCCCTGATGGGTGGGACGCGTTCGGGCAGCCGGTAGCGAAGCCATGGTCTCGGGTGCGCACCCCGTACGTGGCTATCGCGGCGGTGACCGAGGAGCAGACGCGTAACACGTGGCAGCCGATCCTGGAGATGCTACGCAACGGGTCGGCCACGGACGAGTTCGGGGTGGACCCGATGGACAGCTTCGTCGCTTTGCCACGCGGGCGCATGGTCCCAATCACGGCGTCACCGCTGTCCATCAAGGGGTTCAAAGCCGTCGCCGCGTCTCTGGATCAGACGGAGACCTGGCTCAAGTCCAACTCCGGCGTGAAGCTCGCCCAGACGTTGCGGAACAACGCGACGAAGCTCGGCGGGATCACGATCGAGACTCCCAACGCGTACACGCTCGGCGAGCACTCAGTGGCCGAGGAGTCCTACGCGTTCTGGGATGCCATCCAGTCGGGCAAGTACAAGGCGCTGGAAGACGTGAAGTCGATCTACTTCGACCACCGTTCCGCCCCTGCCACGACGGACATCGGCGACCACGACTCCCTCATCGAGGGTCTGCGGGTAGCGTACGGCGACTCCTCAGCCGATCCCCGAGGCTGCGTGCTGCACGATCCGCCGTGCGAGCCGGGCTGGGTCGACCTGGAGCGAATCGCCCTGGACTTCCTGGACACGTCGAACGATGTCGCCCAGATGCGAGCGGACTTCCTGAACCAGATCGATGTTGCACGCGACGCGTTCGTATCCGACCCGGAGCTGCGCGCCGTGCTCGCGCACAAGGACATCACCCGGTCCGAGCCGATCACGCTGGGATTCGACGGCTCGGAGGGTCGCAAGCGCGGCATCGCGGACTCGACTGTCCTGGTGGGGTATTCGATTGCGCAGAAGCACATCTTCAAGGTGGGCTTGTGGGAGCAGCCGGAAGGTCCGCGGGGCGAGGGCTGGCAGCCTCCGAAGGACGAGATCAACGCGAAGGTCGACGAGACACATCGCAGCAGGCATGTCGTGGGCTTCTACGGGGATCCGTCTGCCGGCTGGGCCGGTGACGTGAAGGCGTGGGAGGCGAAGTACCACTCCCGCTACAAGGCGAAGGTCACCGTCGCCGAGCCGATCCGTTGGAAGCAGCGCGACGTCACCCGCACGGCGGACACGTTCGAGCAGCTGTACTCGATGATCCGTTCAGGGGAGATCACGATCGAGGACGACCCGGATCTGATCCGGCACTTCCTCAACGCTCGCCGCGATCCACGGCGTGCCGGCTACGTGCTGAAGAAGGCAGACGACAACCAGGACTTCGGCAAGATCGACCTGGCTTGGGGAGCGATGTTCGCGCTCGCCGCAGGTCTGGACGCTGTCGGCAAGGGGATCACAACTAGTTCGCGAAGGTTGCCACGACAGATCAGGTAGGAGGACGCCATGCCGACGACTCCTGCGGAGTGGTTCCCTGTCCTCGCGTCCCGGCTGGACGCTCGACGGCCGGAAATAGCTGAGCTGAGGCAGTACTCCCAGGGCGATGCCCCGATGCCAGAGATGAGCGCCAACACGAAGGCGTCGTGGAAGGCGTTCCAGAAGAAGGCCCGAACTGACATGGGCGGGCTGCTGTGTCACTCGCTCAGTGGGCGCATGCGCCCCACGGGTGTTCGGGTCGGCACCTCCAGTGACAGTGCGGAGGCTGCGGAGCTTCGCCGCGTCTGGCGCAACAACCGGTTGAGCGTCGTGTTCGCAGACGCGATCTGGGACATGCTTTCGGCCCGGGTCGGGTACCTCGTCGTCGGCGACCGGGACGGCAGCCCTGTCATCACGGCTGAGTCCCCGGAGGACTGCATCACAGCCCCGGATCCCATCCAGCCGTGGCGGTCACGGGCCGCGCTGCTGACCTGGCGCGACGAGGAGACGCAGCTGGATTTCGCCCGGGTGTGGGCAGCCGGCGAGTGGGCTACCTGGGCGCGACCGTCCAAGACCCAGACCGGCACCCTGCGAGCTAAGGTCCACGGTACGGACTGGTCTGCGACCGAGCTCTCCGGAACGTACACGGGCGAGCTGCCCGTGTTCGCCATGGAGAACTTCGGCGGTGTCGCGGAGTTCGAACCGCACCGGGATGTGATCGACCGCATCAACCTGGGCAAGCTGCAGCGACTGGTGATCACCGCTATGCAGGCTTTCAAGGCGAGAGCGTTGAAGAACCTGCCCGAGAAGGACGAGGACGGCAACGACATCGACTGGGGCAAGCGTCTTGAGTTCGCCCCCGGGTCGATCGTGGACCTGCCGGCAGAGATTGACATCTGGGAGTCCGCAGCCGTTGATATTCGCCCTCTTCTGGAGGGTGAGAAGCAGGACGGCCGCGACTTCGCAGCGGTCACACAGACGCCCGTGTCGGTGTTCATCCCGGACGGGCAGAACCAGTCCGCTGCCGGCGCAGAGAACGCCCACAAGGGTGAGATTCAGAAGGCGAAGGACCGCATTGCTCGTGCGAGCGCTCCAATGGAGGCGGCACTGTTGGCCGCCGCCAGGGTGGCCAGGCTGGACATCCAGGAGACGGTACAGATCACTTGGGAGCCGCCCGAGTACGTGTCTCTGACCGATAAGGCTGCTGCCTCTGTCCAGGCGAAGGCGGCCGGCAAGTCGCAGCGGTGGATCGACAAGAACATCTGGGGCATGTCCCCTGATGAGATCGACGAGGAAGAGACCAACCGGGCCGCGGAGCAGTTGCAGGCCATGACGCTCCTCGGAGACGCCAATGCCGCAGCCAACGGTTGACGCGATCCTCACCGCATACGACCGAGCAGTGCAAGACGTTCGGGACCGTGTTGTGCGGTTCGCTCGGACGGCATGGCAGAGCTCGCCGGACGTGCGCGACGCGAACGTTGCGCGGCTGGTTCGGCTTCTCGTGCCGCGTGTGCAGGCCGGCCAGTTGCAGATCGCGAACCTCACCAACGCCTACATTCGCCAGATCGCGACGCTGGACGGTGTGCCCGTGCAGCCGGCGCGTGTGGACCGGGACGAGATCCTGGGTTACCGGGGTGTGCCGGCCAGTGAGGTGTACAGGCGCCCGGCCGTGCAGACCTACACGGCGTTGGCTGGCGGGTCGACGGTCACGGAAGCGCTCGCGTCAGGTGCGGCTCGGCTGCTGTCGATCGTGAGCACTGATCTGCAGCAGGCCCGGAACAGGCAAGCACGTGCAGGGTTTGCCCGCTCGGGTTACGAGTACACGGAGCGCACCCTCACCGGGCGGGAGAACTGCGCCTTGTGTGTGATCGCTTCCACTCAGCGGTATCACGTGGCCGCCGGCCAGCTGATGCCCATCCACCCGGGGTGCGACTGCGGACAGAAGGGCGTGAAGGCAGCGACCGACCCCGGGCAAGTGATCAACCCGCAGCTGCTGCAGAGCACCCAGGCCGCCGTGAAGGCGAAGTTCGGTCACGCGGACACCGGTGCACGGTTCCTCTCGGCGAATCCGAACCCGAACGACCTGTCCGACTACCTGGACCTGATCGTCACCCACGAGCACGGCGAACTCGGACCCACCCTCGCGTGGAGAGGCGACCACTTCACAGGGCCGGACGACTTGCACTGACTTCCCGCGACCGCGGGCAGCGGCACCGCAACGGTGCTGACGACCTCCGAAACGGAGAACCACCATGCGCACGACCTGCACCCCCTGGCGCAGCCCCATGCTCCGGTTCGTCACCGAACCGGTCGAAGGCGGCGCCAACACGGAGCCCGCAACGGGCGAACCGACCGAGCTGGAGAAGGCCCTCGCTGAGCTGGAGAAGTGGAAGAACCTCTCCCGACAGAACGAGCAACGGGCGAAGGACAACGCCGAAAAGGCGAAGAAGTTCGACGAGCTTGAGGAGCAGTCCAAGACGGAACTGCAGAAGGCGGTGGAGCGGGCTGAGACCGCTGAGAAGGCGCTGGCGGAACGCAACGCCAAGGACGAGGCCCTGAGCCTGGCCAAGCAGGTCGCGACCGAGAAGAAGCTGTCCGAGCGCAACCTCAGCGCGGACGTGCTGCGCGGTTCAACACGTGAGGAGCTGGAGGCGCACGCCGACCAGCTGCTCGCGATCCTTCCCGCGCCCACGGCCGCAGCTGATCCCTCCGGGCAGGGCGCTACTGGGCGCATCGGCAGCGGCGAGGAGATGTCCGCCGAGGACATCGTCGCCGCTGTCACCAAGCGATAACCCCCGCGAAGACTCCGCCACGAGTCCCCGCGGCCACATCACGACCACAAGGAGGTCATCGTGGCGAACATCTTCCAGAAGGGCACCAAGTTCGCGGCCACCGGCATCGGGCTGCTCACCCGAACGATCAAGGCCCCGGCCCTGTTCGTCTACAGCTTCGGTCAGGCCGACTTCACGGGCGCCCTCGGCGACGTCGTGAACGTCAAGCGCCCCCCGGTGCTCAAGGCGCGTGACAAGGGCTGGCGCAACGACACCGCGATCGTGGTGGACCAGATCAACCAGTCCAAGATCCAGGTCCCCCTCAACCAGTTCCCCTACTCGGCGGTGCACCTCACCCCTGAGGAGGAGACGCTGGACGAGGTCGACTACGTGCGCGATGTTCAGGCCCCGCAGGTGCAGGCCCTGGGCGAGTTCTACGAGGACTCGGTGCTCAGCGCGCTCGCGGGAGCGGACTTCGTCTACGAGGTCGTGTTCGACCCGTCGTCCGCCGACGCTGTGCAGAGCGACCCGCGCAAGGTTGCCCTGCGAGCCCGGAAGTACGCGACGGACGCGCACGTTCCCGCGACCGGTCGGTACTGGATCGTCGGCTCGTCCGTGTCCGAGGCCGTCGCCGGCCACCCGAAGCTGCTGGAGGTCGACGCTTCCGGGCTTCCCGAGGCGCTGCGCGACGGCGTCGTGGGCAAACTCGGCGGCTGGATCATCGTGGAGCTCGACGGGCTGGCCGAGGACGAGTCGTACTTCGTTCACGAGACCGCGATCGCCAAGGCGAACGTTGCACCGGTCGTGCCCAAGGGTGCGATCGGTGGCGCGTCGATCAGCGCAAACGGCATGGCCCTCACGCAGATCTGGGACTACGACGCCACCAACGCGAAGGACCGCTCCATCGTGGAGTCCTTCACCGGGGCCGCCCCGGTGCTGGACCCGAAGGTCGAGGACGGCGCGGTCGTGCTGGTGGACGGGGAGCCGGTGATGCAGTTCGTGCGCGGCATCAAGGTGATCTTCGGTGCTGCACCGTCGACGGACTCGGCCACCTGGACGATCCAGATCACGGGCACCCCGACCGGCGGGACGTTCACGCTGGAGGTCGACGGTGAGGAGACCGGTCCGATCGCGTACAACGCGTCGAACACCGACATCGCCGCAGCCCTGAACACGCTGGAGGGCGTGTCCGGGGCGAAGGTCACCGGGACGACCACGAAGACGCTGAAGTTCCAGGAGTACGTGCTCGTCGCGCTCGGGGACAACAGCCTCACCGGTGGCACCGACCCCGATGTGACGGTCACGAAGGCCTGAGCTGGAAGGAGGTCAGGTCATGGCTGAGCCGTGGTACACGACTGAGCTTCCGCCGCTGGCGGGGCCGGACGACGTGAAGGCGGTGCTCGGCCGTGACCTGACCTCCGAGGAGCAGCAGCGGGTCGTGCCGATCCTGGAGAAGGCGTCGGAGCTGTTCCGCCGCCGCTCCGGGCAGCAGTTCACCCCTGGGCAGTCGACCGTACGGCTGAAGTCGAACGGTGGTGAGGTGCGCCTGCCGCAGCGTCCCGTCGTTACGGTCACCTCGGTGACGCGTGACGACGGGACTGCGGTGCCGTACACCCTGTTCGGGCAGGTGTTGACGGTGCCGCTGGGCGCTCACCAGTTCGTGCGAGTGAGCTACACTCACGGCGGTGTGGTGCCTGACGTGGTGCGACTGTGCATTGCGGAGATCGCCAAACGGGTCCTGTCCATCGACGAGAGCGCCGCTGCTGGAGCGACTGCGCGCATGCGCGTGGACGGCCCGTTCACCACACAGGAGTCGTACGCAGCGTGGGCTGTCGGCGGGCAGACGATGCTCTCCCCGGACGACATCGCCCTCGCGGACACGTTCAACAAGAAGCTGGGCGGAACGATGGTGGCCCGACCATGCCGCTGATCAGCATTCAACGGCCGGTCACTGTCGTGGACGTCTACGGGGACCCGCAACCAGGGTCCTGGCAGCATTTCGCCGACTTCGATGGGCTGATCGGCTGGACGGACGTGCCGGAGACTCTGGAGCCGGGAAGGAACACGGTGGTGCGCAAGCGCACCGCCTACATTCGCGGCACGGAACCGTCCGGGATTCTTGCGACCGACCGAGCGGTGATCGATGGGGTGACGTACCTGATCGACGGGGATGTCGCCGAGTGGGCCGACGATGACGGGCACGTGGGGACCGAGCTTCACCTGAAGGCGGTGTCCTGATGCCTGTGCGGTTCCCGATCGACTCCCGCAACCGGAAGGCGATCCGCGAGCAGCTGCTGCTGGACTCCGAAGGGACCGGGGTCGAGAAGGCCCTGTTCGAAGCGGCTGAGGCCGCGGCCGCGCCGGGGCAGGACGTGTTCGTGCACCGGGGCTACGCGGACGCAGGCCGCCTGTCGGTGTGGATCGTGGACCAGTCCGATCGGGGCAGCGTCCGCGACCGCCGGGCCGCGTTGCGCGCCGCGTTGGCCCGCGTTCACCTGGAGGGCTGATGGTCGAGTTCGCTTCCCGTTGGCCGGACTTCCGCTTGTGGGCGATCGGCCGGTGTCTGGTTGAGCTCGCACCCGGAACCTCGGTGTCGGCTGAACGCAACGAGAAGCTGCCGGCGCAGGTTGTTGTCTCGGCGGTGCCCGCGCAGCTTCTGACACCGATCTCTCGCAACGTGCTGATCACGGTGGAGACGTGGGCGCCTGGCAAGAGCACCGCGCTCGCACTGTGCCAGGACGCGATTCACGCGATCACGTCTGGACGCCCTGACGGTGTCTTCGTGCGCCTGACGGATGTCGCCGGTCCGAACGAGAACCGCGACGAGGCCGGCGTCTACTTCTACTCGGCCACGGCCACGATCATCGGCCGCGCTGCCTGAATCTTCCCGCCAGTTGCCAGCGGGTCACCCCCCACCCAACTGACCGAAAGGCGACTGTGATGGTTGCTCTCATCGAGAACAGCCGCGTGAACGACGCGGACCTCGTGCGTCTCATCGAAGATGGGCGTATCCTCCTGGGCGCCTACGGCGCTCCGGCCCCCACCGGAACCTCCTGGGACCCCAGCTCGGTGCTCGCATCGGGAACCTACACGGACCTGGGCTACTACAGCGACTCCGGCTTCACTCTCACCCCTGAGCCGGGCGACAACACGCAGGTCAAGGCGCACAACAAGGACGTCGTGATCGACCAGGACGAGGACGGCACCTGGGCGGCGCAGTTCACCGGCATCCAGCAGGGGCGCAAGCAGGCCGAGACTTACTTCGATGCCGCGATCGACTCGGCGACCGGGCAGATGACGGTCACCCGTGCGTCGGTGCGCACCTGGCGGTCCCTGATCCTGGTGGGCAACTACGGCAGCGGCGAGGACATCATCGTGGTGCACGCCGGCCGGGTGAAGGTGTCCGACCGGGACGCCATCACCTTCGGCCCCGGTGACGTGAACAGCTACGGCATGACCCTGCGCATGTTCAAGGACCCCACCCTGGGCTACCAGTTCAGGGCCTGGTCCACTCTGTGGGTCGACGCCGTGCCGGCGGCCCCGACGATCGCCGCGGCGCTGCCTGAGGCGCAGCAGGAGCCCGGTGGGCTGGTGACCATCACCGGCACCGGATTCTCCGGGGCGAGCCTGGTGAAGTTCGGTGCGACAGCAGCGCCGTGGTTCCAGGTGGACTCCGACACGCAGATCCGCACGATCATGCCGGCCGGCTCGGCGGGCACGGCGAACATCTACGTCACCACCCCTGGTGGGGTGACGGACGGCTTCTCCTACGCGCGCGCCGCGGCGGAGTAACAAGCCCCGTGGGGGCAGGCGACGGCAACCGCCTGCCCCCACGGTCTACCTCGCACTGTTGCCGATGACGAAAGGTTGCCGACATGGCCGAGATGATGGAGATCAGCGGCGGGCAGACCGCCCTGGAGATGGTGCAGTTCGGGCAGACCCGTCCGGACGGCACCCGCAAGATCCTGTTCGAACTTCCCGTTCTCGGCCGTCCCGGGGTGCCGACCGGTCTGATGTCCGCCTTCTCGATCTTCTACGACCTGATCAAGGGCGGCGGCGGCATGACCGACACGAAGGTCGCCCAGGCGTGGTCCTACTTCATCAACACGCTCGCGGACCTGTACCCGGAGGCGACGCGGCAGTTGGCGCGTCTGGACGAGGAGCAGCTGAAGGCGGTCATCGCGCACTGGGTGGCGTCCTCGGAGGGCTTCGACCCAAAAGCGTGATGATGCTGGCCCTTCTGCGATGGCATGAGGGCCCGCTGCGATACGACCTGCGTCGCATTCAGGTGACGGTGGAGGACATCCTCTCCGGCCGCATCTGCTGGAACGAAGCGTGGCTGTACATCAACGAGGTCCTGCGCGAGCCGGCTAGTCACACCTGCTCGGCGATCCGGGGGGACGTGTACGTGCCTGCCGCTGCGGAGATGGCGGCGTGGGCGATCTTCGAGCAGGAGGTGAACCTGCGCCGGGCGAAGGGAGTGGGTCGCATCCGGGTCAGGCGGCCCTGGATGGGTCACCCGCCCAGCTACAAGCAGACCGCCCCTGAGCTTGACGAGGGACGCCGGATGCGTCGGGAGAAGCTGGCCGCCCTGTTCTGAATCACACCTGAGTTGCCGCGGGTGTCGTCGCTGGGAGGACGACCGTGGCGAACGAGGCAGCACTGTGGGTCGAGATCGTCCCCACCACCAAGGGGATCAAGGGCAAGGTCGAAAGCGAGTTCTCTGCCGGTTTCGACGCGGTCGAGAAGCGCGGCGCGGGACTGTGGCAGCGCATCGGCAGCGGGGTCAAGGGCCTGGCCACGACCGCGGTCGGGGTCCTTGGAGCGGCGGTTGCGAAGTCGGTCGGTGGGGGCCTGTCCCGGCTGCTGAACATCGAGGACGCCCGCGCGAAGCTCCTCGGACTGGGCAACGACGTCTCCACCGTTGACGCGATCATGAGTACCGCGCTCGCGTCGGTGAAGGGCACCGCGTTCGGGCTGGACGAGGCGGCGACCGTCGCTGCTGGCGCCGTGGCTGCGGGCATTCGGCCAGGCGAGCAGCTTGAGAGTGTTCTCAAGACCATCGCGGACACGGCCACGATCGCGGGCGCGTCGATGGTCGACACAGGGGAAATCTTCGACTCCGTCGCCGCCCGCGGGAAGCTGCAGGGTGACGACCTCATGCAGTTGCAGACCCGCGGTGTACCGGTGCTGCAGTTCCTCGCGAAGCACTACGGCATCACCGCGCAGGCCGCCTCGGACATGGTCTCCCGCGGGCAGGTCGACTTCGAGAACTTCGCCGCCGCCATGCAGGAGAACCTTGGCGGGGCAGCTCTGCAGTCCGGGAACACCGCGTCGGGTGCGTTCAAGAACATGCTCGCGTCCCTGTCCCGGATCGGTGCGAACCTGCTGGGCGGTGTGTTCCCCCTGTTCCAGCGCACCTTCGCCGGGATCACGAACCTGCTCGCGCCGGTGGAGGACAAGGCGAAGCTCGTCGGTGATGCCATCGGCAGATACGTTGTGCCCGCCTTCGACCGGTTGCAAGCATCCGGGGGCAAGATCCTCGAATTTCTGAAGACCTTTCAGGGCATAGTCGGTCCTCTCGCCGGCGGTCTCGCTGCACTCGGTATTGGGGGCCTCGGGGGCCTGATCTCCCAGATTCCCATCCTCGGTCAGCTCCTGGGCCCCCTCGGCGGCGTCTTCACCGCCCTGTCTGGTCCTATCGGGATTCTGGCCGGTGCTTTCGCGGGACTGCTGGCGATCTCCCCGGAACTGCGGGCCGCTCTGGGTGACGCGCTCACGGCGGTGCAAACGTCCATGGGTCAGGCCCTGAGGGCTCTCGCCCCCTCGCTTGGGGCCCTCGGGCTGCTGATCGCGGATCTGGCCCAAGCCTTCGGAGCCGGCCTCGCCCAGGCCATCGAGCTGGTTACACCGTCTCTGGTCAAGATTGTCGACGTCTTCGGCGAGCTGCTGTCCGACGCTCTGCCTATCATCATCCCGCTGGTGTCGCAGCTGGCCGGTGTGGCGTTGCAGCTCCTGCACGCGCTGCTGCCGATCATTCCGGCGCTGCTGACCGCGTTGCTGCCCGCGTTCACCGCGATGGCCGGTGTGGTGTTGAAGATCCTCGCCGCCGTCGCCCCGCTGGTGTCGATGCTCGCCGCGAAGCTCCTGCCGATCCTGACGCCCCTGATCGCGATCGCGGTGAAGCTGCTGGACCCGCTGCTGCAGCTGCTGACGCCGCTGCTGGAACTCATCGGGTTCATCCTGCCGCCGCTGATCGACCTGCTCACGCGCCTGATCGGCCCGATCCTGGACGCCGCGGCAGGGATCCTCAACGACTTCTTGCCCGCAATCGACGACATGCTCGACATGCTCAGCGGCGTCACCGACTTCTTGACGGGCGTGTTCACCGGTGACTGGGACAAGGCGTGGCGGGGCTTGGCGAACATCGCGATCTCGAACATCAACTCGATCATCGATATCGCGCAGGGCGTCGTGAACGGGGTCATCGACCTGGTGAATGCGCTGATCGACCAGATCAACTCGGTGGTCGGCCTCGTCACCGGGATCACGAGTGTGGGGATCGCCCCGCTGGCGCACGTGGACTTCT